CCAGCGCGCCGAGCAGCGCGGCTTTGATCGAGCCAAGGTCAGCAGCCAGGCCACCGACCTCAAGCGGCTGGAATACGCAATTGAGCGCAGTGGCCAGCTGGCCGGCCAGATCGGCCTGATCCTCGACAGAAACCAACAGGAAAAGACCAATGCACAGAAAGCCTTTGATCGCCTTGATGCTGACCTGCGCAGCGGCACTCTGCGCCTGTCAGTCCGCACCACAGCCCTGCCGGCCAGCGCTGACAGTCCCGCCGCTGGGCCTGTCCAAGCGAGAACCGACATTGACCCATCGGACGCTGCAGCTCTTGTCCGCATCACCGCAGACGGAGATGACGCCATCCGCGACCTCAACACCTGCATCGACGGCTACAACGCCGTAATGCAGCAAGCCAACAAGGCGCAGCCATGAAAAAGCCCCAAGCCTTGCGCAACTTCCTTACGGGCGCCATCCCGGAGCTGCAGACCGACCCTCAGCGCCTCAAGCTCTTTGTCGAAGCCGGCAACATCGTGGCGCGCAGCGGCGAAACGCTCTCCTTTGAATACCGCTTTACCGTGCGCCTCATCATGCTGGACTTCGCCGGCAATCTGGACCTGTTCGCCGTGCCCATTCTGGCGTGGCTAAACACCTATCAGCCAGACCTGCTGCAGAACAAGGACAAGGCGGCCAAGGCTCTGCGCTTTGACGTGGAGCTGCTGGCAAACGACAAGGTGGACTTGGTCATCGAGGTGGACCTGACGGAATCCGTCATCGTCAAGGAAGACGCAGACGCCACAGGCCGCAGGCGACTGACCACGGAGCACAAGGGAGAGGTCTACAGCCCCTTGCCCTACGCTACCGGGGACTACACCCTGTACCTGGGCGAAAAGATCGGCGCGGAATGGCACCAGACGAAAGGGATTGAGTGATGGCCGATTCACTGCAGCAGCTTGCGCAGTGGGCAGCGCCACTGCTGCAGCGCATGGAGCCCGAGGGGCGCAAGGCCGCCATGCTGGAGGTGGCAGACCACCTGCGCAAGAGCCAGTCCCGGCGCATCGCATCCCAGCGCAACCCCGACGGCTCCCCATATGAGCCGCGCCGCCCACGCGAACAGCTGGCCAAGCGCCAGGGCGCCATACGCGGACAGATGTTCATGGGCCTGCGCAAGGCGCGCAACATTCAGCGCAAGGCAACCGCAGACGCCGCCGTGGTGGCCATCAACCCGCGAGTCAACTACGTGGCCCGCGTCCATCACTACGGCCTGCGCGACAAGGTGGACCGCCGCGACCCGGCCAGCCCCGTGGTGCGCTACGCACGCCGTGAGCTGCTCGGCTACACCCAGGAAGACCTGAAGGCCATAGAGGAAATCTTGCTGGAGCACGCCACCAAGGGCTGATGCAGCCTCGGTTTGCGTGCTCGTTGCCGCCACATCGACCAGCGCTCGCGCGCCCGCGCACCGCTCGGCACAGTCGGCCCATGAATTCAGACCCCGCCATCGCCATCAGCGAAATGCAGCGCCTGCTGCACAACATGATTCGCGTGGGCACCATCCAGGCAGTGGACCACGGCGGCCCAGGAAAGCCCGCGCTAGTGCGCGTGGCCCTGGGCGAGCTGGTCACGGACTGGCGCCCCTATCACGAAGCCCGCGCAGGCGGGACCACCACATGGAGCCCGCCCACCGTGGGCGAGCAGGCCACCGTTCTGTCACCCAGCGGCGACCTCGGTGCGGCCGTGGTCATCGTCGGCCTCAACAGCACGGGCAAGCCCGCGCCCAGCAGCGACCCCAACAAGACCGTGACCCGCTACGCTGACGGCGCCGTGATCGAGTACGACCACGCGGCGCATGCGCTGGTGGCCACGCTGCCCGGCGGGGGTACGGTCAAGCTGGTGGCGCCAGATAGCGTCACCATCGACAGCCCGCAAGTCACCATGACAGGCCACTGCCTCGTCAAAGGCTCCCTTGTGTACCAGGGCGGCATGCGCGGCAGCGGCAAGGCCGAGGGTGCCAGCGGTGCAGCGGAAATTCAGGGCACGCTGCGCACGACGCAGGACGTGATTGCGGGTGATGTAAGCCTGCATGACCACCGCCACGGCGGCGTGGAACCCGGCGGCAGCAATACCGCCCCGCCAACAGGAGGCGCGCAATGATGAACGCCAGCACCGGCCGCAGCATCGACTATGCGGCCCACATTGCCCAATCCATTGCCGACATCCTCACCACGCCCATAGGCTCGCGTGTCATGCGCCGGGGTTACGGCAGCTTTATTCCGATGCTCATCGACCAGCCCCTGACGCCGGCCAACATCCTGCGGCTGCAGGCGGCTACCGCGCAGGCCATCATGAAGCATGAGCCGCGCACGCGCCTGCGCAGGGCGCTCCTGGGTTTCGACGCCAGCGGCCGTGCCGTCATGCAGATAGAGCGGCAGGACCGTGGACAGGCCGCCACGCGCCGCCAGTCCATCGCCATCCAGCCCGCGCAAGGGGGCAACACATGAGCAATGCCCAGATCATCGACATGAGCAAACTGCCGGCACCTGCGGTTGTCGTGGTGCCGGACTTTGAATCCATCCTGGCAGCGCTCAAGGCCGACATGGTGGCCGCCATGCCAGCCTCGGTGCGAAACACAATTGCCGACACCTTGGCGCTGGAATCTGAGCCGCTGACAAAGTGGCTGGAACTGCTGGCCGCCATGCTCATGATCGAGCGCAGCGACCGCAACGACAGCGCGCACGCCGTCATGCTGGCCTACGCCAGGGGCAGCGACCTCGACCAGTTGGGGGCATTTTTCGGCGTCCAGCGCCTTGTCATCAAGCCGGCAGACCCCGCCGCTTTGCCACCCGTGGCGGCCGTGCTGGAGGACGATGAGGCATTCCGCTCCCGCATCCAGCTCGCGCCGCGCGGCTACAGCGTGGCCGGGCCTGTCGGCGCCTATGTCTGGCATGCCAAAAGTGCGGACGGCCAAGTGCTGGACGCTGCGGCAACAAGCCCCACGCCGGGCCGTGTCGTTGTCTCGGTGCTGTCGCGCCTGGGCAGCGGCGTGCCTGACCAGTCCCTGCTGGACAAGGTGGCCGCCGCAGTGAATGCGGAGGATGTCCGCCCGCTCACGGATGAAGTGATCGTCCAGGCGGCCGGCATCGTCAACTACCAGATAACGGCCAAGATTTACACCCTTCCCGGCCCGGACTCGTCCAGCGTGCTCACCACTGCGCAGGACCGTGTGGCCGCCTATGCCGAATCCATGCACCGCATAGGCCGCCGCCCCACCTTGTCCGGAATCTATGCAGCCCTGCACATCGAGGGTGTGGACCGCGTGGAGCTGACCAGCCCGGCCGCGGATGTGGCCGTAGGCGAAACGCAGGCCAGCTGGTGTACGGCCATCAATGTCACGCATGGAGGCATCGTTGGCTGATTCACTGCTCCCGCCCAATGCCACGCCGCTGGACCGCGCCGCCGAGTCGGTCATTGCCAAGCACCTCGCGTCCATCGGTCAGCCCCACCGCGCGCTGTGGAACCCGGACACATGCCCCATCGAGTACCTGCCCTGGCTTGCCTGGGCCATGGGCGTGGAGGCTTGGCGCAGCGAATGGCCCGAGGCCATCAAGCGCGCCCTGGTGCGCAACGCCATTCAGGTCCAGCGGCAACGCGGCACGCTCAAAAGCGTGCGCGACACCGTGGCCAGCTTCGGCGGCGCCATCAGCATCCGCGAGTGGTGGCAAACCACGCCCAAGGGCGTGCCGCACACCTTTGAACTCGTTTTCACCATGACGGGGCAAGACGGCGAACAGGCCAGCGCTGCATTCGTGCAGGACGTGATGGGCGAGGTCTCGCGCGTCAAGCCGCTGCGCTCCCATTTCACCTTCATCCAGGGTCTAAGTGCCCTGGCATCCACCAAGCTCGCATGCGTTGGCAGGCCCGTGGCATTCGCGCGGCTTGACATGACTGTGGGCTGACCTCAAGGCAACCGCAACCTATGGCCATCATCTTCAAACTGACAACCGCCGGGCGGCAGGCGCTGATAAACGCCGCACAGAATGGCACGCTGGCCCGCACACTGGTCAGCGTGGGTGTGACGGCGACCGCCTTCACGCCTACCGAATCGCTGGCATCCATCCCCAATGAAATCAAGCGCATCACCACGATTGCGGGCGACGTGGTGGCAAAGGACACCATCCACGTCACCGTGCGCGATGACGGCAACCAGACCTATACCGTGCGCGGCCTGGGCCTGTACCTCGATAACGGCGTTCTGCTCGGCTCCTACAGCCAGGCCGCCGTGATACTGGAAAAGTCTGCCGCATCCATCTTCCTGCTGTCCACGGACCTGCGCGTCCTCGACGGCTCGGTGGACATCAGCACACTGCAATTCGGTGAGACCAATTTCATCAACCCGCCCGCGACAACCGAGCGCCAAGGCGTGGTGGAGCTGGCCACCGAGGCAGAGGCCAATGGCCTAAGCGATGCCGTCCGCGCGCTCACCCCGGCCAGTGTCAAAACCCTCTTCAATGCCCGCGCCCTGGCCGCCACCCTCATCACTGCCGGCGTGGGCCTCACGGGCGGCGGCAGCTTGGCGGCAAGCCGAACGCTTGCCCTTGCCAACACGGCCGTGGCGGCCGGCAGCTATGGCAGCGCCACGGACGCGCCAACCTTCACCGTCGATGCCCAGGGCCGCCTGACGGCCGCCGGCAGCGTCACCGTCACGCCCGCCTGGGGCAGCATCACGGGCAAGCCCACCACGCTGGCAGGCTACGGCATCACGGATGCGGCCCTGGCCGCACGCACCATTGCTGCAGGCACGGGCCTGACCGGCGGCGGCGACCTCACCGCCAACCGCACCCTTGCCCTGGCCAACACGGCTGTGGCGCCCGGCAGTTACGGCAGCGCAACGACCGCCCCCACATTCACAGTCGATGCCCAGGGCCGCCTGACGGCCGCCGGCAGCGTCACCGTCACGCCCGCCTGGGGCAGCATCACGGGCAAGCCCACCACGCTGGCGGGTTACGGCATCACGGACGCTGCCCTGGCCGCGCGCACCATCTCGGCGGGCACAGGCCTGACCGGCGGCGGCGATCTCACTGCCAACCGCACCATTGCCCTGGCCAACACGGCCGTGGCGCCCGGCAGCTACGGCACAGCCACGGATGCGCCAACTTTCACCGTTGATGCCCAGGGCCGCCTGACTGCGGCTGGCAGCGTCACCGTCACGCCCGCCTGGGGCAGCATCACGGGAAAGCCCACCACTCTGGCCGGCTACGGCATCACGGACGCTGCCCTGGCCGCGCGCACCATCTCGGCAGGCACGGGCCTGACCGGCGGCGGCAACCTCACCGCCAACCGCACCATCTCACTGGCCAACACGGCCGTGGCTGCCGGCAGCTACGGCAACGCCACGGATGCGCCAACTTTCACCGTCGATGCCCAGGGCCGCCTGACGGCCGCCGGCAGCGTCACTGTCACGCCCGCCTGGGGCAGCATCACGGGCAAGCCCACCACGCTGGCGGGCTACGGCATCACGGACGGCGCCCTGGCCGCGCGCAACATCGTGGCGGGCAATGGCCTGACGGGCGGGGGCAACCTCACAGCAGACCGAACGCTGACCCTGGGCACGCCCGGCACGCTCACCGGCACGAGCACCAACACGGTTTCGCTCACCAGCCACACGCATGCCGTCAGCCTCAAAGCCGCCGATCTCGTCGATGGTGCAGCGCTCACCTTGGCGGCACCTTTGGGTGCGGGCGTGGATCTCAACACCCTGACGGACCGCGGCATCTACACGCAAAACACCAATGCCAATGCCACGGGTGGCGCAAATTACCCGGTGGCAGCGGCGGGCACCCTGCTGGTGATTGGTGACGGCGCGTCCATCACCACGCAGACCTATACGCACTACAACAACGGCGACCAGTGGACCCGCTCGCGCTACAACACCGTATGGAGCGCATGGCGCAAGAGCGTGACGGAAGAGCGCACCATTGCCACAGGCACAGGCCTGTCCGGCGGCGGCAACCTCACCGCCAACCGCACCATTGCACTGGCCAACACGGCCGTGGCGGCCGGCAGCTACGGCAGCGCTACGGCCGCGCCAACCTTCACCGTCGATGCCCAGGGCCGCCTGACGGCGGCCGGCAGCGTCACCGTCACGCCCGCCTGGGGCAGCATCACGGGCAAGCCCACCACGCTGGCAGGCTACGGCATCACGGACGCCGCCCTGGCCGCGCGCAACATCGTGGCAGGCAATGGCCTGACGGGCGGCGGCAACCTCACGGCAGACCGCACGCTGACCCTGGGAACCCCCAGCACGCTGAGCGGAGCGACCACAAATTCGGTTACGGCAACAAGCCATGCGCACCAGTTGGCTGCGGCCTCTGAAACCGTAAGCGGTGTAAGCGAGCTGGCAACTGTGGCGGAAGCAAAAGCGGGGACCGATACCGTGCGTGTCGTGACTCCAAAGGGTCTTGTGGACACCATCAGCGACCACATGCCCACCGGGACGGTCTTCCTGTATGCCGGTTCTACCGTGCCTGCGGGGTGCCTGAAAACCAACGGCGCAGCGGTCAGCCGCACAACATACGCAAAGCTGTTTGCGGTGATTGGCACGCGATTTGGGGCGGGCGATGGATCGACCACATTCAACGTGCCAGAAACCCGTGGTGAGTTCCCCCGATTCTGGGATGACGGACGCGGAATTGATACGAACCGTGTTCTCGGCTCTGCCCAGATTGACGCGCTGCAAAGTCACTACCACGCGCTGCCGACCTCTTCGCCCGCAGGCCCAGCCGGTACAGAGTGGGGCATTCGTGATGACGTGTGGCAGTGGACAGAGGGGGGCAGCAACCCCAACCCCGCAACATCGCCGCCCCAGATTGCCCGCACATGGCCCTATGCAAACGGCGAAGCCTGGGAGGGGCGTTATGCCGGGGAAACGCGCCCGCGAAACGTGGCTTTTATGGGCCTGATTAAGTACCTGTGAGGCAGATATGAAAGAAAAGATTGTTTATCAGTGCGATGACGATGGATGGTTTGTAGGCATCACCACAGCGGACGAAAGCCCGGAGGAGCCGGGTATCTTTCACATCCCGCGCAACGCATATGAGGATGCACCGCCAGTGTTTAAGCCGGGCGATGGTGAGCGGGTGCGGCGTGTGGCCGCAGGCTGGGAAATCGTCAAGCCAGAAACCACGCCGACAACTCCAGACCAGCCCAAGGCTGCGCCCACAAAATGCACCCCAGCGCAAGGCCTTGTCGCCCTCTTCTTCCTCAAGGGCATCACCGAGGACGATGTGCTGGACGCCATTGCCCGCATCCCCGATGAGGTGCAGCGCTATACCGCCAAGATCGGCTACCAGCGCGCCACCACCTGGGAGCGGCAAAGCCCGACCATGCAAGCCATGGCCCAGCTGCTGCAGCTGTCCGAGTCGGATCTCGACGAACTTTTCACCTACGCAAGCACCGTGACCGTGTAGAAAACAAAGGCCCTGACACGGGCCTTTTACGTATCTGCTTCCGCCACAACGGCCCGCGCTGGCTCAAACAGGTGCCGGGCGAAAACATAGAGGGACCAGCAACCACCTCTATGCAAAAGCCCATGTCTCAATCGACAAACCCCGCCGTTGTCACGCTCACCGTCACGGCAGAAGCCGCCCTCTTCATCATCGACTGCGTGGCAGATCGCCCGTTCAAGCAGGTAGCGCCCCTGCTGGACGAGCTGCAGGCCCAGGTTCGGACGCAGGCCAACATCCAGAACACTGAAGACAGCGGCCCCGCAGAAGGTGCCACCGGTCCCGGCGAGCAGGCCGAAGACCCCGGCAAGCAAGCCGCCGACGCCAGCCCGGCAGCCAGCGGCCAATCCAGGCGCAAGCGCAGCAAGGAAAGCGCCGCTGCAGCTGCAGCCGCCTGACCCCTTCCCATCTCTCTTTCCCCACTCCATCAAAGGTAGCCCTCATGGCAACTGAATACCATCATGGCGTCCGCGTCATCGAAACCACGGGCGCGGGTGCAGCAATCCGCGTTGTGTCCACGGCCGTCATCGGCTTTGTGGCCACGGCCCCCGATGCCGACGAGGAGGCATTCCCCCTCAACACCCCGGTGCTGCTCACCAATCCGGCCGGCGGCATTGCCAAGGCCGGCAAGAGTGGCACGCTGGCCGGCGCGCTGACGGCCATCAGCCTGCAATCCCGCGCGCTCACCATCGTGGTGCGCGTGGAGGAAGGCGCAGACGTTGCGGCTACCACGTCCAATGTCATCGGCACCGTGACCCCCACCGGCCAGCGCACCGGCATCCAGGCCCTGCTGGCGGCCGAGTCCGAGCTGGGTGTAAAGCCCCGCATCATTGGTGCGCCCGGGCTCGACACCAAGGCCGTG